CTCTTTAGTAGAAGACGCGTTTATCCAAATGAAAAATTTGGAAGAGGCAGTCGCACAAAACGCAAAAGGAATACTTGCTTCAACAATGAAAGCAGAAATCAAAGAACTTGTAAAAGAATCACTTTTCGAACAAGAAAACGAAGACGAGATTGAAGACACAGATGTTGATATGGATATGGAAGATGACGTGGAAGACACAGATTTGGATATGGATATGGATACTGATAATCTTGACATTGATGCCCAAGGAGAAGAGGATATTGATATGGAAGATGAAGAACCAATTGATTTAACTGGCGATGAAGTTAGTGATGAAGAAGTTTTAAGAGTTTTCCAATTGATGGGTCCTGAAGACGAAGTAATCGTTAAAAAAGATAACGAGGGGAATATCAACTTGAAAGATAACACAACAAACAAAGAATATATGATTGTACAAGAATCTGAAGAAAATGAATGGGCAGATTTAGAAGAAGATTTTGAATTTGGCGATGATTCTGAATTTGGCGATGATTCTGAATTTGGCGACAATGAATACGAATTAGATGAAGAAAAAGACGATATGAATAGTATCCTTAATGATTTGTTTTCAACTGACAAGAATTCTTATTCAGGTGAAGATGAAGATTACGAATTAGAAGAATCTGACGAAGTTATTTACGAAATCGAAATGGACGAAGATGAATCTGACCGTGATGAATTAGAAATGGATGAAGACGACGATAATGTAATGGAATCTAAAAACTCTATCAAACCAAAAGGTGTTGGTATGGGTAAACCAAAATTCAATTACGATTCAAAACCAAATCAAGGGAAAGGTTTTAATACTAAATTAAAACAAGGTCCTAAATCTGTTGGAACAGGAAGTGCTAAAAAAGGTTTTACTTATAAAGATGGTGAAAATTTAGATGGCGAATTTAAAGTTAACCCTAAATCTAAAAAAGTAGAAACTAAAGAAGCCGCACGTACTTACGGAAATGGTTCTAATTTTAGAAAAGGTGGATTACCAAAACCAAGAACACATTCTTCAGCTAACACGGCAATCAAAGAAAATCAAAATAGACAAGAATTACAAATTCTTAGAGAAAAAAATGAAGAGTACAGAAAAGCTCTTAATTTATTTAGAACAAAACTTAATGAAGTTGCAGTTTTCAATTCAAACTTAGCATACGCTACACGTTTGTTCACTGAACACACAACAACTAAACAAGAGAAAATAAATATTTTAAGACGTTTTGATTCTGTTGAAACAATTAAAGAATCTAAGAACTTATTCCAAAATCTTAAAGGTGAATTATCAGGTGGTAATTCTAAACCAATTAATGAATCAATTGAAAGAACGATAGATAAGTCACCTTCTACAGGGTCATCATCTAATTTAATTGAATCAAAAACGTATGAAAATCCTCAATTCCTTAGAATGAAAGATTTGATGACGAAAATTAAATAAAAAATAAACTAAAAACAAATAAAAACAAAAACTAAAAATGGGAGCATTATTAGAATCAGGTCTTGTTGGTAACATCGGTTTAAAACACCTTAAAGTTATCAAAGAAGATACAATCAACAAATGGGACAAATTAGGTTTCTTAGAAGACTTAACAGGTCACTTAAAAGAAAACGTAGCTCAATTATATGAGAATCAAGCGTCTTTCTTAATTAACGAGGCAACTTCAGAAGGTTCAAACGGAGCGTTTGAAACTGTAGTTTTCCCTATCGTTAGACGTGTATTCTCTAAATTATTAGCGAATGACATCGTTTCAGTACAAGCAATGAACTTACCAATCGGTAAATTGTTCTTCTTCGTACCTAAAATCCAAGGTTATGATGGAGCTACAGGACAACATTTCTCACCAATTGGTGCAGGTGGTAACGTAGGTGACGGATATACCGATGGTAATGAATTCAAGAAAAATCTTTACGATTTATTCTATGAAGGAGCTGAACCAGCGTTAAACCCAGGTGGTTTATTTGATTACTCTAAAGGTGCTTTCGATATCATCACAGGTGATACAAGAGTTCAAGTATGGTCAGGTAGTGAATTAGTTGACGAAACAACTCAATTAGATGGTGCAACTGTAAGAAAAGTTATCATCAAAATGTCAGGTTTCGCAAACACAGGAGCTGGTAAATTAATCGGTCCTGATGGAAATGAAATTGATACTGAAACTTTCTTATCAGATTTAGTTATTACTAAAGGCGCTGGTTTAGCAATTTCAGGAACATCTGCTTGTGCAGTTGCTGATAACACACCATTATTATTTAGAGTTGTTACACAACAATATGGTAAAGGTATCGTTAACTACGGTAATACAACACCAACAAGTTTCTCATCAACAGGTAACGGTGGTTCTTTCAAAGATATCTGTGACGCTAATGGTTATATCTACTTAGAAGTTGATTTATCTTGTCCAGCTTGTGTTGGATGTGGTGCTGACACTTTAGATGGTTATACAGGTACAACAATTACTTCTGCAGCTACAACTACTTCATTCGTAGCAGTTTTCAAACGTTACGCTGAATTAGAATTTGAAGACAAAATTGGTGAGGTTTCTTTCGACTTAGATTCTGTTACAGTTTCTGTTACTGAAAGAAAATTAAGAGCACAATGGTCTCCTGAGTTAGCTCAAGACGTTGCGGCTTTCCATAACATCGACGCTGAGGCTGAGTTAACGGCTTTATTGTCTGAACAAGTAGCTGCTGAGATTGACCGTGAGATTTTACGTGATTTACGTAAAGGAGCGGCTTGGAATCTACGTTGGGATTACAACGGATGGAGAAGAGTAAACGGATTAACTACATCATACACTCAAAAAGATTGGAACCAAACTTTGGTAACTGCAATTAACCAATTGTCAGCACAAATCCACAAATCTACTTTGAGAGGTGGAGCTAACTGGATTATCGTTTCTTCTGAAATTTCTGCAATCTTTGATGATTTAGAATACTTCCACGTATCAAACGCGTCTCCTGAACAAGACCAATACAATATGGGTATCGAAAGAGTAGGTACATTAGCAGGTCGTTACCAAGTTTACCGTGACCCTTACTTCCCTTCAAACACAGTATTGATTGGACACAAAGGAACGTCATTGTTAGATACAGGTTACATCTACGCACCATACGTACCGTTACAATTAACACCTACAATGTATAACCCATTCAACTTCACACCTATAAAAGGTATTATGACACGTTACGCTAAGAAAATGGTTAATAACCGTTTCTACGCACGTATCACAGTTGATGGTGTTCGTACATTCGACTTGAGAGAATTGAGATAATCAATAATTTCATAATATTAAAAGGGACTTCACAGTCCCTTTTTTTGTTTATACGATATTTATAATAAAACTAAAATTAATATGAAAAATATATTTGAAGTGGATAGTAACGAAATTAAAAGAATACTATCATTACACGAAGAAAGTACAAAAAAACAATACCTGAATGTTTTAAATGAAGTGGGGATGAGTGATGAAGGTAATTATTCAAACACTAACCAACAAATCAACAATCAACCGGTTAAACCAAAACCTGACGCTTTAGCCTCTTACACAACAGTAGGTGTGAATAATTTAGAAAATGTAACTACAGGTCAATTAGAATTAGAATTTTATAGGGGGACTAAATTTGTTAAAAAAATGTCAAAAAATAATACACCATATTTGGTAAGCCAATTGGTCACCACAAAATTTAAAGGTGATACATTCTATGACAACGCTAACGACAAACCTATTAAAGGTAAAGTTATTTATTGGTGTTCAGGTAAACTTGCCGGTAAATATCAATTTAGTGCTGAGGATGGTCAAACTAAGAAAAAGGAGATGTGGTATGATGATGGTGATTTAACACCAATGTTATCACGTGTTTGTAATTCAGTATCACCAAACCCCATCATTAAACCTGAAATTAAAAAAGATGAGATTAAAAAAGGTGTGGTTACTAAACAACCCGTAAATGCTCAGACCTTTGCAACTCAAAATACTGATTTAACAAAACAAATCCAAACATCATTAGGTAATACCGCACCTACAGGTCAAATTACCGATACTGATTTAGACCAAATAATTGCACAATTAAAT